GTATCGTTTTAGTGAAATTATTTGCAAAATATTTTAATCCGCACTGAATCACCTTCCTGACCCATTGAAAAAGCCCGATGTATAAGTATTTCATAACTTTCAACACCGCCTTTGAAAGTATCAGAGTGATACACCTAAATTTGAGTTCAAATCATTTTTAAACCCAAAATTTGAACGCATGAAGGAAAAGATTCTCGCATTACTGCTGGCCAAGTTCGCAGGCGTGCGGAAAGACGCGTTGGCGCAGATGGCAAGGACACTTGCTCTGTCTGTTACAACCGATGACGAAGCGAAGACACTTGTAGAAAAATTCACCTCTGAACAGGTTGATGAATTCGCCAAGGACTTCCGCAAAGATGTGGACAAAGAGGTGTCCGATGCTACCAAGACCCACGAAGGTAACCTGAAGAAAAAGTACGACCTGATTGAGAAGAAGGAACCCACTCCGGGAGATCCTGATCCAAAGCCAGGAGATCCGAAAGATCTTGACGCTCGTTTGGAGGCTATGCTGCAGAAGCATATCAAGCCACTCCAGGACAGGCTTGCAGGTTACGAATCAGAGGGTGTGAAAAAGACAAGGCTTCAAACACTTGAAGGCAAACTCAAAGATGTCCCCGAAACGTTCAAGGCCCAGAAGTTGAAAGACTTCGGTCGAATGAACTTCGAGACAGACGAGGCTTTCAATGAATACTTGACTGAGACCGAGACTGACCTCGCAGGGTTTAAGCAGGAGCTGGCCGACAAAGGGCTGAGTGGTCACACAAAGCCAATCATGGGTGGACAGAACAAAGACGGTGTAAGTACCGGCGTTGCTTCCTTCATCGCTGAAAAGACCGCTGAAAAGCCAGCGTTGACCGGCAAAGAAGTGTAGAGAATTTATTATTCATGAACCAAAAATTTAAAGCAAATGCTTAAAATCGAACGCAAAGCAGATAGCCGTGTAATCAAGGCTATTCTGCACCGTCTGGCTGACATTCCGGGTGGTGTGACTGTTTCCGTTGCTGATCTTGGCGGCACTGCTCTCGTTGAAGGCACTCCTATCTATGTAGGAGCAAACGGCCTGTACAACGTGATGAAGACCGCGAAGGTTGTCACTGAATACGTCAATGGCACGTCCCTGGAAATTTCCAAAGGTAGCCACTTCAAGGTTGGTGAGAAGATCGCCAATGAAGCTGGAACCATGTATGCCAACATCACAGCAATTGACAAGTCAAATGCTGTCAAGGATGTTGTGACCCTTACCGCTCAATTCGCGTCTGGTATGGCCGTTGATACCAAGCTGGTACTTGCTACCGTTGCAACCAACATCAACCACACCGCTGTTGCTTATGCCCAGGCAGAAAACAACACCCCTACTGTGCTTGTCAAGAAAGGTCACACCCTGGCTGTAGGTGACTACATCAAAGGTGCCACCATGACCGGCAAGATCATCGCCGACATCAACCGCTACAGCTCTGAGCTGTATGACACTGTTACCCTGGGTGCCAACACTGGTGCCGTAGTTGCAGCTGACGAAGCTCTGACTGCAGTAACAGCTGGCAACGGTACTACCGTGAAAACTTACACCGTCATCACCAAGCAGGCTGGTCCCGCTGTTGCTATCGTTGGTAGCAATCATGACGTTGTTGCAAGCGACAACCTCTTCGTTGACGCATGGCTGATCGCCGTGGTAAAAGAGGCCAATGGCCCCGTAATCACTGACGCCATCAAAGCTCAGCTGAGCGGAGTAAAATTCATTTAATCCTTGAACCCTTAAAACTTATTTATCATGCAAAAGACATTAATGGTAGGGTTGAATGAAAAGGATATGCAGGCAGTGATCAACACTTTTGACCTGAAGCCTTACTACTACCCGACGTTGTTTCCCCTGACGGAAACTCCCTTTTTGACCTGGAAGATGCTCGAAGGACAAGCCGGTCTGAAGATCGCTGCTGACCTCGTATCTCGTGGTGCTACCATCCCGAAGAAGACCCGCGAGGCTATCAGCCGGATCCAGGGTGACATTCCAAAGATCTCCATCGCCCGCGAGAAAAACGAGGACGAGCTGACCGAGTATGACATCATGCTTGCCATGGCAAGTGCCAATCCCGACCTGAAGGCCATCGTCGAATTCTGGGCCGAGGATACCCAGTACTGCTGGACCGGTGTTGCTGCTCGTGCTGAGTGGATCGCTCTGAGGCAGATCTCCCTTGGTGTTGTTTCCTTCACCAATGCCAACAACGGAAGCGTTGTGACTGAATACAACGTGGATTACCAAATCCCCGCTGCTCAGAAATTCGGTGTTGACACACTTTGGGCCACTGTCGCAGGTGCAAAACCTTTCAGCAAGGACTTTCCTGCTGCTATCGCCAAAGGCAAAGCAATCGGAGCTACTTACAAGTATGCTTTCATGAACACAGCTACCCTGGCCAAGCTGGTAGCCACTGACGAGGCTATCAAGCTTTGTGCTTCCTACCTGAATAACCTTGCCGGTATGGCTCAGACCCCTGCTTTGCAGGACGTCAACTCCATGCTGATGCGTAAGGTTGCTTTCAATGGTCTTCAGATCATCGAGATTGACCAGGACATCACCATCGAACTCGCTGACGGTACCAGGACGACTGGCAACCCATTCGAGAACGACGTCGTTCTGTTCTCTGAAAGCAAAGTTCTCGGGAAAACTCACTGGAAAAAACCTATTGACATGAACCTGTCCAATTCTGTTGCCATGAAGGCAATGAATGGTCACACCATGATCAAGAAGTACAGCGACGAAAGCCCGGTGAAGGAAGTAACCGAAGGTATCGCCAATCTGTTCCCCGCCTGGAACCTCGCTGGCCGGTCCGTCTTGTTGACGGTTGCCAACGCATCCACCTGGAACAAGTAAACCATAAGGGTGTCGGGGATCCCTCGGCACCCTTTAACCTTTGAGCAATGGCAATCACTTCAAACCGCGAATACATGGCCGCTGCCCTTACCAGGTTCGGGCTAACGGATAACGACATCGACATGATCATGGTTGAAAATCCTGGTCTTGAAGAAGCTTATCTGAATGTTTCTGCTTGCAAGGAAGCCATATACAAGTCATTCACCTCAATACTACCAACAGCTGACGTGTCAGATAGTGGCTATTCGGTCACCTGGGACATTGATATGGTGAAGCTGTACTATAAGGCTCTCTGCACTGAGCTTGGAAAGCCAAATTTCATGGAACCGGCAACCGCGAAGCCACAGATCCGAAACCGTTCAAACTACTGGTAAAATGATCAAGCAATACCCGCACTTCCTTTTTGTTCATGTCGTTTCTGAAGCAGTTCAGGACGATCAGGGCAATTGGTCTGATCCATCGGATAAGTGGGTGCTGCACTCTATTTGCCGGGAAGAGACCAACGGAAAAGGATCTCTGATCAATGGGGTCGATGGTAAGGCAATCACCTTTTCTTCGAATGTATTCATGCCAAAAACAGCGCAAAAGATCAAGGATGGTACTGAGGTACTTGTCTCAGAGACGAACGATCCAGCAGGAACAGTTCGCATCAAAGGGCAGTCGCTGAAGTTCGACGTTGGTCAATTAAACTGCAGGCTATGGGTATAGAAGCGAAGTTCAGCCAGGCAGACGTCAGGAAGCGCACTGATAAGTTCCTTGAAGTTGTTGAAAAAAGGCAAATCAACCGTTTTCAGTACCTCGGTGAGATGTGCGTCAAGCACGCCCGCGAGATCCCTGCAGGACCAGGATTCACGGACCAGACCGGAAACCTTCGTTCATCCATTGGCTATGTGATATTCAAGAATGGCGTTGCTATTCATAGCGTATTTGAACAGGTCAAGGAAGGGGCAGAGGGGGTCAAGATGGGCCAGATGCTGGCTGAAAAGGTTGGAGCGAAGTACAAGCAGGGTATCTGCCTTGTGGTGACAGCTGGAATGAACTACGCTATTTATGTCGAGGCCACCGGTCGCGATGTACTTACCTCGGCTGAGATCCTTGCAAAACGTGAATTGCCAAAGATGATTGAAGAGCTGAAAAGCAACATAAAAAAAGCAATGACCTAATTATTGTCCGATTTGCGTTCGAAATAGCACCTTTCCCTATATACCTGGGCGGGTGCTATTATTTGCCAATCAACTTAAATCAACGACATGCAGATTTTTATTTCCGGATCCTTTGATCATGAAGATGGAGAGGCGCTATTCGCGGATGCCGGGGAGCTGGTTGAAAGCGTAGGCATGATTCCCATCGTGCCAGGCAAAACGGATTCTTTGACGTGCAGGCTTAAACTTCTACTCGATTGCGATGGTGTTCTGTTTCTCCGCAACTTCCAAAGCTCGAATGATGCCAGGATCGAAAAGGATATCGCTGAGGCATGCAGAAAGCTTGTTTTGTTTGAAGTGATTGCCTCCGATGATAGGATCCAGCAGATCAAAGATGCAGTCCGGGTGGTTACCGGTCTCGAATATGAGGAATATACTAAAAAATGCAGGGAGAGAAACGGCTACTATGCCCGGCTGATCTTCGCAAATCAATGTCAGAAGCGGGAAGATCTTGACTATAAACAAATCTCGCAGCTGGTGCACAGAGATCTTGCCTCAACTCGAAGATACCTGGTTGTTTTCAAGGAAGAGATCGCTTGGAATAAAAAATTTCGGGACATGGTTGGTCGGGTTGAAGGCTTTTTGGCCAAATGTGTATCACAGTAATACGACTTTGCCTGGAAGTGTATCACAGTAATACAACTTACTGTAAGACAGTACAATAGTACAAAAATAGTTTAAATAAAATAGCACAAAATCGAAATTTTTTTTTGAATTTTGTTTCGTCAAACTTAAAACAACATCACCATGAAGAAGCAAAAAGAGCAAAATCCAAAAGAGGTACTTGAGATTGTCGAAAACATGATAAAAGCAGAATATACTTCTGTCCTTCGTGAAGCAGCTGACCAGGGGGCGAAGAAAGCCCTGGAAATTATCAACGGATCCACCAGTAAATAACTCCACCATGAAAATGCCAGAATTTGAAGTCTTAAAAAACAGACTTGAGCAAGCTGCCAAAGTACTGTCGGACAAATACGAATTGAGCCTCCGCATGGAGCAGCTGCAGCGGATCATCCGGGGCGAAAAGTGTGTTTATGAAGGCCGAAAGGATTCCCGCCGGTACCCTACAGTCGAAGAGGTTGAGAAAGCAAAGCTGGATCTGCTCACCTTTACCGAAAAGGTTGAAGCTTTGGAAGCAGAATTCGCCAGCATGTGATTGAATTTACCCAAAAAATCTTTACCCATGGAAACCCAACTGATCAAAAAGCAAATCAAGACCAGAGCATCGAAGATCTACAACATTCTTTGCAATGGCCGGGTGGTAGATACCCGCATCTCAAACAACGACTACCAGGCCGCAACTGTATTCTTTCGCCCTGGCGAAGGATATGAGGCAATCTATCATCTTACTGCCAACGTGGAAACCAAACTGAAGCGGCCCGGATCTTCGTACGTGGGTCTTGCAATCCTACAGTAACGCCTTTTGACTGTAACAACTTGAGACCTTAATACACTAATGAACAGTGAACAGTGAACACAATGAGTAATGATCATTTTTTAGTTGCAATCCATGAAGCAAGTCACTTCATAATCTATTTGGCGAACTGCAATAGAATACAGGCACATCCTCATGTTACGGAAGTAAGCCTCATCCCTATTCGTAAAGACCATATTGCCTATATAATGAAGCAGACTTTCGCACCTGATTATTATGAGCATATTTTGAATTGTCCAGATTTACCGGGTGGAATGAAAGACTATCATAAAGAACTTGTGAAGGATGAAATAAATTGTTTATTAGCTGGAATGGCAGGGGAATTGGTATTGCTTTCGATAGACGGCTCAGACGAAAGAAAATTATTGCATAACTTAAAGTTATTCCATAAAAAATTTAAAGAATCTGATTTGGTCAAGGCCATTGAGTATCATTCAGCCCTGGGATTACAATCAATAGATGAAGGTGCCTTGCCTCTTCTTCCTCAATTATTGATCACTATTGAAAAAGTAAAAACACACTGGTATATAATTGAAGAATTTGCCAGCATATTAGTTGAAGAGGTTCGGATTAACGGGGATAGATTAGAAAACCTAATCGAATATTATAGTAGTAAAATGCTGGAATAAGAACATCATTTAACCAATAATTTTTTATCATGAAAAGCGAGAAATTGAGTTTTGAGGAGACAATCGAAATGATCATGGCAGACTCAGAAATGGATCAGGAAACCATTCAGAAAGTTGAAAAGCTTTTGGCACGAGTCAAGGAGCTTGATAAACTCAGGAAGAATATCAAAAAACTAAAAAAACAAGCCTTTTCACAAGAGGATCTGGACAAGGAGCTTCAGGCTATCATTGACCAACTCGATTCCATCATGGAAGAGGATTTAAGGGCTGAGCATCCCAATTATGAACGACTAATTGAAGAGGTTTCAGAAGGAAAGTAAGAACGATTAACCGCAACATTATAATCGCAACAAGCCGTCAAGATCCGCAGCCTTGACGGCTTTTTTTGTTGATGTGTTGCAAAAATGGCGCAAGCCAGGGACAATGAAATCTTAAATCCCCTACTTACGCCATGTTAACGATTACGGTTGTCTACAATTGTGCCCTATTCACGATTTGAACTAAGACTTGAATCGGACATTTCGCTTTTTCGTCCTGGTCGATATCATCCGGTGAAGTCTGTGCTTCCAGTGCTCTGGATCGTAGTTTGTCAAGACGAACTGGATCGCTGGCAAATCTGGGGAAAAGTGCTTTGTCGAGATGACCATGATCCGCCTTTCGGATCCGTTTTTAAGTCTCAGCGTTTTTACAGAGGTCTCAATCTCTTCAAAACCTTGGATCAGCTTCAACAAAGATCGCTTCGCCTCAACATGAAGATTTTCCAATTTTCGTTCTTCAGCCCTTTCTATAAGACTGCAGAAAGTCACATTTGCCTTCTTCCATCTAAAGAAGGTTTGTTTGGTTATGCCTGATAATGAACACACTTCGTTGATTGTATGCTCCCCCCTTTCTATGAGGGCTGAAATGTCTTCTGCGAGCTTTTGGCTAAATTTCATCTTATTTGCCATGGTTTTTTTTACTTTCGAGCCTTGCTTGGCCCTGATTTTTACTTATTTCGACAACTTCCAACGGTCTTCTTTTCTGTTTTTGGCCTGATTTCAGCCTGTTTTTAGCCCTTATCTGGTCTTAATGGGGTAACTCTATATTTCTGAATAGATCCTTCAAATTTGCCCCTTAAAATGGGGTATCATCTAAGTCTCTTCCTGGTTCGTAGGGAACCGCCTTTCTTCCCGATCCTGAATTTTCAGGGATCAACCCTGACAGCTCAGGACAATAGTCATAAAATCCGGTAGTCTTTTCGTCAAACCTCATCAAAAAAGTTCCGGTGCCTACGTTCCGGCCTTTTGCTATTATGCATTCTGCCAATCCTTGTGATGGGGTGCCCTCAAATGGTCCAGTAAATTCATTCAAGCCATAATACTCCGGGCGCCAAACAAGCAGGACCAGATCCGAGGCCTCAACAATCTGACCCGATCCCCGCAACCTGGACACGGTTGGCCGTGGGTTCGCTGGATTCCGGTTAAACTGTGATAGGGCAATAACTGTGATATTGAGCTCCTTTGCGATGTTTTTCAATCTCCGGGCTATCTCTGCCAGCTGGCTTTCATCGGTTTTGTTCTTCAGGCCACTCCCGACCAGCTGCAGGTAGTCGACGACGACCAGGTTAATTTTTTTCTTCATTACAAGCCGCCTGATCGAGTTGCATATCTGGTCGATGGTTGAGGTTGAGGCTTCATCAAAATATACAGGCAATGAGCTCAATTTGGCCGTGATCCTTTCAATCGCCTCGGCTTCTTCATAGGTTAGACACCTGCTTAAAATCTCATTCGATGGGATCCCGGTTTCGGTTGCAATGATCCTGGCGATAAGTTGCGCGCTGCTCATTTCAAGTGAGTAGACAGCAGCTCTGGCCTTGAATTTCATGACGGCATTTTTCAGGATGGTTAAGGCCAGCGAGGTTTTTCCCTGGGAGCTGTCCCCAGCAATGACAACCAGGTCAGTTTTTTGCAGGCCTCCGGTCAATTTATCAAGCTTATACAAGCCGGTTCCAATTCCAGATAAGCCCTTGTTTTGTTGATTATAGGCAATTGTCCTCTGGATCTCTTCCAGGCCTTGGGCAATTGTTGTTTCATTGCAATGGCCGATCTGCATCAGGCCCATAAGGTCATTCTGAAGCCCTGAGATAATGTCATCGATATCGTTTGACTGATCATAGGCTTGATCACATCTTTCCGTAGTAAGCCTGATAATTTTCCTGGCAATATCCTTTTGGGCGATGATCCTGGCATGGTTCTCGATGTGTGCTGCAGAAGCGATGCGACTGGTCAGCTGGGTAATGTAGAGCGGACCACCAACTTCATCGAGCTCTCCCTTGTTCTTCAGTGCCTGGGTAACGACCAGCAGATCGATGGGCTTTCCACTTGCAGCCAGCTCACTGATCACATTGAAGATTTTTTGGTGTTCATACTTGTAAAAGCTTTCCGGGGTCAAAATAGCCTGAACGTGCTGGAAAGCATCCCTTTCCAGCATCAGGGCACCCAGAACGGCCTCTTCAACTTCAACGGCCTGGGGAGGTACTTTGCCATAATAGGCATTCAGTTGCTCAAAGGATTGGGATAGCGTCTTTGTGTTATCTTTTTTCATAGCTATAAAACCCTTTCTTTGATTGGTTCATAATTGTTGTGCTGTGGTGTGGCCGGTACCATTACCGTGCTTCTGGCGATCCATCCGGAAACAGCTTTCCGCCAATCAGCCATTTTGTTTTTTCCTACCATCCAGTTTTTGGATGAATAGAAAGCTTCGAATTTCTCGGCCTCTGAATTCGGATTAAGAAATTTCCTTTTTTCAATAATTTTCTCGGAGAAATAGGATTCAATTTCAGGAAGAGAGGGCGGGGAAAAAATGGTCTTTTTCCCTATATTCTTTTCTGTATTGTTTAGTTTTATGTTGATGGTAGTAAACCCGTCTTTTTTTTCCACCTTTTGGGTACCCTTTTTTTCTTCTTCATCAACATTTTCAATAATAAGGGGGTCTTTTATTTCCACCTTTCGGGTACCCTTTTCAGGAATAAGGGGGTCGTTTTTTTCCACCTTTTCGGGAAGGGTTTCTTCGCCTTTTAATGAATCACTTATTTCCAAACTCAATAATGTGTATGTCGAAACATATCGTCTACCATCCCCATGTTTGTACTGGATTAGGCCGGATGATTCCAAGTGCTTTCTTGCTGCCTGGATTGTTTTCTCGGTAACTCCAAGTACTGACGCGATTCTCTGATTTGCTTGCTTAAATGGGTTCTTCCATCCCAGCCGGTTGGAGACATCGAGCAAGTGGAAGTACATCATTCCTTCGACCGGGGAAAATTGTTCTTCAGCATGGTGTTTCCAAAAGTCGTTTATCAATTCTATGTAATTCATACGATACGATTCAGATTTTTTGACTTTTCCAGTGGGGCACTCAATCCGGCAAGATTTTTACTAATTTTTCAACCAAACATGGCTTTCGCCTAAATCTCCTTACCATTCGTTCGATCTCAGCTTGAGTGCCAACGACGTCCGGGTGATACTTTCCGACAGGGTTGCGCTCGTATGGCGTTGAGTCGGGTACGCAGCTGGCATGTAAAGAATCCAGATCTATGACCAGTCGGTACCTTTCATTCTTGTGTCTCTGTGGCGTTGCGGTTCCATAGGTTTCATGTTTTTGGTTCATTGATAAATTTATTTCACATTCAAAATTCTTTCGATATCAGCTCTCCGATAAAGGCATTTTCCTCCGGCCTTTACCGGTACCAAATATTCTGACTTCTTCCATCTCTCGAGTGTAGCCCGAGAAATTTTCAGAATCTCACATGCAGCACCAGACAATAAGAATTCACTGTCTGATTTTTCCCCTTTGGCTTTCTCCGCCTGCTTCATTAGTTCAAACTTGTAATCGGCAAGCTGGTCCACCGCCTTCATCAGGTCTTCAGATTTTAGGATGAAATTCTGCTCAACCTTGAGCCCTTCACTATTGAAAATTTCAAGTTTCATTACTCAATGATTTGGTAGTTTTTTTCAATTGCCTTCAAAATGTC